GCTGTTTTCCCTCTCCCGCGTCTTCACGTTCGGGATTGACGAGGAAACGATCGAGAAGAACCCCTGCACCGGAATCAACAGGCTTTACACTGGATCTCGCAAGGAAAGCGTCTGGACGCCGGAACTAATCGCCCTCTTTAGGGAAAAGGCCACCTCTCACATGCTCCTCGCCTTCGAAATGGCGATCAACACCGGGCAGCGACAAGGCGACCTCCTGCTCCTGACATGGAAGCAGTACGACGGCACTCACCTTTCCTTCGAGCAAGGAAAGACGAAGAAGCGCGTCCGCGTGAAGGTCAACAGCAAGCTCAAGGCGATGATAGACGCCCTGCCGAGGGACAAGATGCGAATCTTGAACAACTCGCGCGGCCGGCCTTGGACGAAGGACGGCTTCAAGACTTCATGGGGGAAAGAGTGCGCCAGGCTGAAGATTGAGGGCGTGACGTTTCACGACCTGCGCGGCACGTTCATCACTGAACGGCGGCGGGAAGGATCGACGACAGAACAGATCGCGTCGATCACTGGGCACTCGATTGCAGAGGTGGGAAGAGTGCTTGAGAAGCACTATCTGGCGACGGATCAGCAGACCAGCGATGCCGTCATTTTGCGGATGGAAAAGAACATCACGTGAATGAATTCTGTAAACTGCTGATGGAAAGCTGTAAACGGGGTCTGATCCAGCCCCAAAATCGCCATCTAAGTATTTGAAATCATTGGCGACCCCTGCAGGATTCGAACCTGCGACAACCTGCTTAGAAGGCAGAAAGCGAATTGAGGATTTACAGGCGGTTCAGCGAAACGGTTTACAATTACCGCCCCGGAAATCATTGGATAATCCGGGGCCGATGTAAACGGGAATTACCGCTACGACTCCTTCTTATAGGCCTCGACAATGCGCTTCAAGACCCCGATAGCCGACCAACTGAACATTGAGGCGAGGCAGAAGGCGGCTACCGTGCTGTTGTAGTCGCCCTTCCATTCGAGGAAGGCCAGGGTAGGCTCGCCGAAGACCCAGCCAAAGATTATGCTTGATGCGCCCCTGCGGAGGAAGCCAGCGCGGGACCGAGGCGGGTCGTATGAGAGAGACAAAAAGGAGCCAGAGAGGACTCCGACGATTTTTGCAATGAGACCATCTTCCATTTCAGCTATCTCGGAACCGTGAACCACGGAGGCGATCTACGAGCCGCACGGAGAGCACGCCTAAGCCTACGAAAACTGCCAATCCAAGAGCCGAAAGTATGACCTCCATTGGCAGTCCCCGCCAAGATTCCAGTACCACCCAGCAGTAGCAACGCCGCAAAGTTAACACACTCTAAGGCTGCCGCGTATATCAAATTCTCCTGAATTACGCCAAAGAGCTTCAGGAGGCTGACGAGGACGGAGAGGCGGAAGAGATTGAACAGCCAGATTTCAAATTCCTCTCTGGCTAGCGAATAGATGGTCAGGCAGACGAGAGCGTCACAGACGAGTGTCGCCGCTGGGTGATATGGCAGGTGCAGCCTCCACCAGGTAGCAGACACGACGAATGACAGAGCGCCGACCGAGATCCACAGCCACGCTCGGGGCAGACCTCTGGCGACGAATGCCGTCACCAGAGCCATGATGAGCAGTGCTACCTCGTATTGGTTCATCAGCCACGCCCTCCACCGCCCATCGTCGTAACGCCCCCGGCAGAGGTCATCGGAGGCACGTCGCAATCGTTTTCGGCGCAGACGCGGGTTTGCTCCACATGGAGAACCGCGAAGGCATGGGCTGCATCAGAGATCCGGCCAGTCGCGGCTCTGCCCTGGTTGATGATCGCCTTGCCTCGAAGCGGCTTTACCATTCCGAGAGAAACGCCGGCCTCGTTGACTTTCTCCAGACGGAGCGAGGCCTTGCGGGCGAGCGTCAGGTATCGATCGATGTCAGCCTGAGCTTTGGCGCCGGCCAGTGCTACTTCTTCTTTCGTCTTCATGCGGTGTTCCCTAGCTGTTGATGGTGAGGAGGATGAGCCCGATCAGGCAGATGATGAGAGCGCTGATCAGAATGGAGAGGATGACGCGAGCGGGCCCGATCATCGACGCAGCCCCTTCAGGATTGTTTCGCCAGCCTTCCCGATGAACAGAGAGCCGATAATCGCGCCTATCCAGGGGTCTAGAGACGGGGGAAGAGCAGCGATCGACCAATCTTGCGGGAAAGCACATGAGCGGCACCATAGGACGCTGTAGACGCAGACAGCGGCAAACCAGAAGCCAACGGGGATATAGAAGAGCAGAGGAGCCCAACCCCATTGAGATGTCTGGACGCGAGCAAGCTGCTCGACATAGGCCGAAACCGTCTTGTTCCTGATCTCTTCGCGAGCCGTCTCGTTGTCGACCTTATTATCAATGGTCGACAGGATGCGATCGAGGGGCCCGGAGAGGAACGACAGCAGCAGCCTGAACATCACTCGCGCGCCTTGTTCGGCACGGCATAGACCAGCAGAGCGGTAACAGCGCCGACGAGTGCCGTGACCGTGCTTTCGTCAAGGCCAAGGTCGATATCATAGGCAGCGCGCACCCAAGCGGCGAAGGCCATGATGACTGCGACAACGAATTTCGAATATGCTCCCATGGTCTATTTCCTTGTGAAGAGAGCTGCGATGGCTTCGAGCAGACGCGCGAGCCAGTTCGGATCTTTGACGGGCCCCGGCTCGATCTTGGCCGGCTGTTCTGGCTTGGGAGTTGGAACGGCTACGGCCTCGTACCCAGCGGCGCGCAAGGCAGCCTCAAAGGCCTTCCCGTATTTCTCGATCTTGCTGCCGTTCGCCTGCATGTCGCCGTTGATGATCGAGCGTGAGGCGTAATAGCGGTAGCCAGGAACAGCCGGCGACTTGGTGACGAGGAAATCGTAATCGGCCAGCTTCTTGCCGGTGAAGAGGCCGAGCCCCATGCCATCGAAGAGAATGCGGACAGCCGTTGCCATCTCGCTTGCCGCGTCCGGCGTGCCGGCAATGCCGAACTTGGCATAGTTCGCTTTGCCGGTGATCTGCGCCAGCCCACGGCCACGGTAGAGCCATCCGTCGTTCGGCTCGACATTGCCCAGCCTGCCTCCATAGACCTTATTGGCGAGCTGTTGCGGGTTGTTGGCATATGGCTTTGCGCTGGCGAGCGTCGGGAATCGCCTCGGCCATACCTCTGTCAGGCGTTTGGCCGAATAGTTGAGGTTCTCGCTCACCGGCTGCATTTTCTCACCGGTCTCGTGCGCGGCCTCTGCCAAGATCGCGGCGAGGTGAAACCGGCTCGTGCCACGCTTCTCTGCCTCGTCTAGGATGGCCTCAACGCCCTGCACTTGCGGCTGAGATAAGGACGTGCCGAAGACCCCCGACGCGCGACGGCGCAGGGCGGCGTAAAACGCTGCTCTGTTCATTGGTCACCTTGTTGTTGGGTAAAGAACAACCCCGCTCGAAGGCGGGGCTGTTGGGTCAGTCTCTTTGCGTGGGGATCAGCGGAGGCTTTCAATCCACTTGCGGGCGTTGGTCGTGTCGTTCGCGCCGACATGAAGCATTTCGATGTAACCGAAATACTTGATCGCTTCGGAGTCAAACTGCGGATGCTTCATCAGGTCGGTGGTCATCGAATAGACAGCCTGCCCTGGGTTGCCTGCGTCCAGAAAAGCCATCGCCCGCGCCCTCGACAGTTCAAGGTGTTGGTGCCTTGGTATGATCTTGCGATGCTCTTCGCGCTCGCCGCCCTGACGTGGTTCCTGCTCGGGCTCCACGCGACGGTGAGATTGGGTGCCCCATACTTGCCGGTGAATGGCTGCGGCGGTTTTTCTGAACATGTCCCGGTTCCATGGCTGGAGAGTTCAGCATCGCTACAGCTTTGGCGATTGAAAATCTAGCCCGGGCAAACTACGGTGCGCCCACAGCAACCGGAGATTAGAGATGGCACCCTATTACCGTTCAGATGAACTCGTTTCCGAGATCACGAAGAAAATCACCCCTCATCTGAGCGCCGAAGATCTAGCCTCGGTTCAAGGCCTGCTCAACGAACTGGTGCAGGAGGCCGGCCGGCGAAATGCCGCAACCGATCGCCAAGAAATGGAGCGCCGCTTCTTCGCGCAGGCAGCCGAGATCCAGAAGATCAAGGACGCCCACGCGGCCAAAGCCGGACAGTAACTCAGGCGGCGAGGATGAAGCAAAGAAGCTCGGTGTATCGAACTCCGAGCCTCGTTTGCCCGGTGTCGTACTCTTCTTCAGAAACCACCTCTACGGTCTCCATGACCGGAATACGATGGATAGAAGGTGTTTCACCGACCTTTGTCTTCTTAGTCGTTTTGACAAGGACCATTTTCCCCGTCTTTTCATCGGTTTTTTCTTCCAGAGTCTCGCGGGGCTCGTAGATTGGCTCCATCACGACCTTGCCTTCGGCGTCGTGCAAGATCATATCTTCCCAAACCAATTCATCGACTTCGACTTCCCGCTCGCTTTGGACGGCCTTCCCATCAATCACCTCGACGAAAGCCTGCGGCCTCTTCACCGTTTCGATTTTCTGGACTTCCTGTGCTGTGCGGACCTCGCGATGAGCCAGGACGGGATCAGAACACATGATGCCATAGCGCCATGCGTCGAGACCTTCAGCGGAGAAGGCTTCTTCGACTTCCTGCGCTATCACGCCGAAATGGATGCGCGCTGCATCGCCCTTCTCTGCGACAGCCTCCTTGAAGCGATATGCCTTCACGAGGTCACGGCAGCGCGCGGCGACCAGGCGCTCCGCATCGGTGAGCGGACGGATATCAGTTTTCAGGCGCTCGTCCGACGTATTGATAGTCGCCGTGGCGGAGTAGATCACCGAAGTGCGGAAAGAGGCGGTCCCGATCGAATAGGTGTTGTCGACCTCTGGACGAAGATTCCCGGATGCGGCCGGCAATCGCCAGCGCGTGGTGTTCCCCGCCATCAAAAGAACGTCGATGGCCGTTTCAGTGCCGACGATCATCCCCGTTGCGGTAGTCGCTCCGATACGGCCAAAGTGCGTGCCGTCGCCAATCCGCAGAAGGCCACCATTCGTTGTTTGGCCGAGCATGATTGTGGCGTAGCCGGCAGGA